ATGTCATGAAACGAAAAGTTTGCAACAGAATTATTAGATCCATCAAGAATGGATAATGTTGCATCAGAGAAATTCTTTGCAAGTTCTGAAGTGGTTAAAGCATCAGATGCATTTAAGAAGTTAATATATTGTTGATACGTTTCAGGAAATCCCAACGCAACAATCCAATTATAGATTGCACGATAGTTATCCATTTTCTCATCAACTAAAAATTGAACTTGTAAAGTATCATAAGTTAAAGTATCGCCTGGAATTGGAGCAGTACCGAATGGGTTACCAAATTCAGGAGTACCCAAAGTGATTCCTGGTAGATTAACTTGTTGACAAAAGAAACTTACGTTTGGTAGTTTCTGAATGTTGAACATGAATCCATTAGGTGATAATGGAGAGATGTCTGTTGGAACGTGAGAGATTGTAGTCATAATAGTATTTATAAAGAAAAAAAGGGAGACTCGAAAGCCTCCCTTTTTAATTACCTAACTTACGTAGGGTTCTAACTATTACATCAAGTTAGTAACAGCAACCTTACGGTAATAGATGTTAGTACCAGAAGACAAGCTAGTGAATGGGTTTGCAACCATACCGTAACGAGTCTTGAAACCAATCTTAGGTTGGAAGTTGGATGGGTCAACTGCACGAACCATTTGCAATGGAACGTATGGGCAATAGAACAAGCCAGCATCAAACGCTGAAGAACCTTTGTAACCAGTTACGAAGAACTGAGTAGAAGATTGGTTAGCAGAATATGGGTCAACATATACTTTATACTTGCCGTTTAGAACACCAGCAAAAGTAGTAGATGCTTCGTCAACATTCAAGCTAGTAGACAATGCAGGAGCATAGTCAAGAACACCAGCCATTGCTAAAGCAGAAGCAACATCTGAAGAACAGATGATGAAGTTACCACGACCACGACGAGTAGTCTGAGCGATAGCGTTTGCTTCACGTTCGATTTGGAACAATAGACCTTTGAACTTCTCAACAGACCAACGACCATTTGAATCAACGTCAAGGTCAAAAGTACCTTGAGTAGCAGTACCAACTTCAGCACCTTGCTTAGCTGCTGAGTAAACAGTACGAACAACTTCACGATTGATTTCTGAAGTGATTTCAGTTGAAAGGATGTTGCTTAATTCGCCTTCAGCGTCAAGACCATGAACTGCTTTCAAGTCTTGTGCAAGTTCAACAGTGTATTCTGCTTTCAAAGCACGAGTCTGAGCAGTTACAGTTGTCTTCTCGATAGAGAAAGCCATCTGAGCAAAAGTCAAATCTTCAGCAGTAGCTGTAGTCATTGCAGTACCAGTAGTATAAGTACCAGTAGCTGGGTTAGATCCAGCGTGAACAGGAGAAGCTGCGCCACCGAATGCAGTGTTTGCTTCGTTGAACAATGCTTCAGTACCAGACTGGCTAGTATAACGTGACTTCATTGCGAAGATCAAACCAGTAGGCTGAGTCATTGGCTGAACACCAGCGATGTCATAAGCGATTAATTGTGGAGCTGCACGACGTACCAATGCGATAAGCACAGGATCGTAACCAGCCATGCTTGCGTTAGTACCTGCACCACCTAAGGCGATACCAGCACCACCAGCGTTAGCTGGAGCAGTTTCGAAAAGGGCTTCTTGTTGCTTAGCGCCTTCACGTTCTTGGTTCTCTAATAGAACAGCAGTAACTTCACGACGATACTGTTCTTTGATTGATGGAGCATCAGTACTGTCTAGTACAGGAGCCCATTTGTTTAATAGTTCTTGACGATTCATTTTGTTTTCCTTTAAATGAAAATTTTTATTTGCGAGTTAATGCGGATAGATACTTTGCCATTTGAGGATCAACTTTCTTAGTTGTCTCAGTCAAAATTTCTACAGGAGCATCTGTTACTACAGATTCAACATCTGCTTGCGCCTTAGTAGTGAAGTAGTTCTCACGAATAGTTTGTACTTTCTTAGAGAAAGTGTCAACATCTTCATAAGACAATTCTTCAGCTAGACCTTGCAGCTTTTCAACTTGAGTGTCGGTTAAACCTTCACATGCAGTTGCTAAAATTTCAGAACGCTTTGCTTCAGCAAGAGTTTTATTCAACTCTACATTAGCAGCTAACTGTTCATTTAGTTTTGCTTCAAGTTCTGCAACTTGTTCTTCCATCTGACCAACTACATCGAATTTCTCTTCAGGAATATCGATATAATGTTCTTCAAAAAGACCTTTTAGTCCAGCAACAAATCCTTCAAGGATTTCGGACTTCATACCATGCTCAAGGGCTATTTCATTCTGAGTAATCCACTCTTCAGCAATATAGCTGAGATATCCATCAACTTTTTCAACAAGTCCCTCTTGATTCTGAGCTACGCTCTCTTCGAGCTTAGCAGCGAATTCTTCTTCGATACGTGCAACTTCTTCTTTTACACGATTCATAACAGCAGCTTCATAAATGGTAGTTGCTTTAGCACGGAACTCTTCAGAAAGTTCTTCACCATTCATAAGTGCATCGATATCTTCTTTAACACCTTTTAGATGGGATGCTTCGCCAGCAGCTTCATCTTTGTTAACTACGTTTTTAGTTTTAGAAGTACCTTTAGTTGCTTCATCTTCGTTGTCAACGTTATTTCTAGCGTTGTCTGGATTAGCTGGAGCATTGGTTGGCTTAGCAGCTTCTTCAGCTACTACTTCTTCGGCTTCTACTTCTTCGATTTCAGCAACTTGCTCAGATAACTGGGCAGCTTTTGACTCGGCGAGTAGTTGGGCAATTTTTTGTTCTAATGACATCTTTAATCTCCTAACAGGATGTTTCTATATTTATTTATTATTTATCTGATTTTGCTCAGAAAATTCTGGAAAGCGATAAGTTTCGCTTCGGTTAAATTTCTAGATGAAGTCTTCTTAATAAAAGACTTAACTTCATCAATATGTTTCTCCACAAACTTTCCATCAACAAAAATCCACTCACGACTTTCCATAATACCTTTTACAAAAGCATCTGGAGCGGATGGATCAGCGACAATATCAGCTGCCGTAGACAGCATAAAATCATCCTGTACTACTTGAACACCTTCTTTATTCATTTGAAGAGATCCAAGTGCTCTACTGGATACACCAAGATTTGCACCGCCATCGAGAAGACCTTTAGCGATTTGACCCATTGGGGTATCTAGAATTTTTGCCTTACCAATATAGTTAGTACCTTCTTTACGGAGATCAACAATCATATGTGAAACACGATCTAAATTAATAGATGGGTTTTCTGGATGACCGAGTTCACCATAAGCACGATTTTGGCGCACGCATTGTTCCATGTAACGACCAACTTCTTTATCCATAACATGCTCTGGATACATGCGACCATTACGGTTTTTTAATTCAGATTGAAGAAATACACCTTCGATAAAGTACTGCTTACCCTTACCAATTTTTTCTTCAACGATACAATTTGTATGTTCTACGACTTCTCTGATTAGTTTCATTTTTATACCTTATCTGGAGAACCACTCATAGTGGTAGAAGCACCAACACGAGTATTATCATCGTATTGACCATATACAGCAGTTTCAACTGTAGAAGCGTAACCACCAAGTTTACGCAAAGTCAAATAGATATGCGCTTCAGCACCTGATACTGTTACAACAATATCTTTAGTATTCTGAACTGAATCTCTGTGACCCATACCTTCAAAATCAAAGATTCCAGAATTTTCTGGAGCAAAGGCTAATACAGGAACTGAGTTACGAACGACAGTAATTGCTGAACTTAACAAACCAGTAACTTGTGCTGAACAAATATCAACAGTTTGAGTTGCGCCATCTAATGCTTGAGTAGTCGCCAAGCAGTCAGTTGCTAAACTAATAGTAGCACTTCCTGCAGTACCACCAACTTTAACGATGGTCTCTTGGTTTGTATTTTTAATGATAGTCTTTGTGACAGCCATTTTTATTCCTTAATTTTGTTAACTACATAAAAGAAATTATCTTTACATTCTCTCATGTATTCAATTATTTCTTTTTGGTTCGCCAATAGATTATTTAGTTGTTTTTGTGTATCTTCATTTATTGCAACAACAGCATCATCATTCAGTTTATAATGAATCTTATTCTCAACAATTTCGTCAACTTTGTTCAAAGAGCGAATCTTTTGAACAACTGGATCTACTGTAAAAATTTTAGAAGAAGCAAGATCTATGTAGGATTCTATTAATGTATCTGTAATTTTAACGTCATAAAATTCTTTAATAATACTGGCTACTTTATTCTCTGTAATATCTTCGTATATTTCGTTGGTAACTTCTTGCTTTAAAGACTCTTCGTATTTCTTATTTTTAATATACGATCTTGCTTCTTCTAAAGTTTTTAATTCAGTTGCTTCATTATCAATAAAGACTACTCCTTCAGTAACCCTAATTAGGTGACCAAAAGAGCGGATAGAGTCATCCGCTTTATTGATAGATTTTAGAAACTGTTTATAATACATTACGCAGCTTCTTGGTCTGAAACTTCAGTAGTGTCATCTGCAGGCTCTTCAACTGACTCTGGAGTTTTAAACATATTTTGAGCAACGTCAGCACGCATAGTTTCTAATTTATCAGAAATCTTTTCAGCCATTGCCAAATTAAATGCGTCTTGCGTAGTGCTTGCATCACCTGATGCAATTGCAGAAATCAAATTTTTAATTGTATCACTCATTTCTCATCTCCTTTTGTTGGGTTTGGTGATTCTTCATCTCCACCCATTCCATTATCCATTAAATGTTGTTGCTGGGCAACTTGAGTAACACCAGCAATAGTACCTTGTTGAGCAGCATCATCCAACTGTTTTTGCTTATCAAGATCCATCTCTTTATCCATCTGTTCAATTTCTTCATCAGTTTGCATAAGAACATTCTTACGCACCCAAGTAGAAGAATAGTAACGTCCAATATATGGATCTAATTGTTGTAATGCTGTTACACGCTGAATCATTATCTCATTATCTTTTAACTCAGCGAAATGATTATCTTGCTGATAGTCATATTGGATCGTTTGTTCCATCAGATCCCAATCTTCAACAGCAATAATACCCTTAGCAATTAATTGAATACGCAATGCATTGCTAAACATTAAACTAAATTTCTTACGTAGTCTAGAAATAAACTTCATGAATTTAATTTCATCTCTAGAAATTTCAGTACTACGTCCTAGAGCAAATCCAGAAGAAGATTCTAAACGACTTATTGGCACATTAAGTGCTTGATATAATTTACGTTGGAAATATTGAATGTCTGCAATATCTCCTAAATTCTGTCCACCTGGAAGAGTTGTAATTTCAGTTCCTTTACCACCTTCACGACGTGGCATCCAGAAATCTTCCATCATTGACAAGTGGCGACGATCGTCACGAGTCTCTCCAGTTGTAGCATCATAAACAATCTTGTTACGGAATTTGTTCATGATATCATTTACATATTGCTCAGCTTTTAGTTTCGGTAGGTTACCTACGTCAACATAAAATACACGTCTCTCAGGAGCACGTGAAATACGGTAGATAACTACCGCATCTTCAATCATCTTTAACTGGTTCGTTGGCTTAATTGCTTTATGCAAATAAGACATCATCATGCCAGTATTTTGATCTACAGATCCTGAAGGAGTGTAGATGATTGAATCTAATGAAAGTTTTACACCTTGAGTGGTGTTCTCAGTAATACCTTTATCATTGTAAAGATAGTACTCAGCTTTATCAATTGAAATGTCAACACCTTTTTCAGTGCGTTTCTTTTCAACTTCTTTAATCTTGCGAATTTTACGAGGATCAACTATACGTAATTCTTGAATACCTAACTTTGGTTGCTTAGGATCAATAAGAACATTATAATAATTTCTACCATCAATATACCACTGACGGAAGATATCATGTCCTTTACGTTCAAAGTCTAGTAAACGAAGAATCTCATCAAATTCTACAATAATCTTTTTCTTAATTGGCTCAGATAATTTTACTTTATCTAAGTTAATTTTAACTGACTGGTCGTCTGACTCTGCAATAATCGCTTCATTAACAATGTCTTCAATTGCTGAATCGCAATCCATATACATTGCTGTTTCACGATAACGACGGATAAGTTCGTTTTCATTTTTAATAATCGTATCCATATCCATGACCATGCCATAATAGCTGGTCGCAGAAGAAGATACAACTGTAGATCCATCATCAGAAATAGGACTTGTTACAGACGCTATTGCTTTTGACGGATCTTTCCTTTTTATTTCGAATCCAAGAATATTCATAATTAAATTTTCAAGTTTAAATTAAACTGGTAGAGGGAAACTACCAATCGGAGTATCAACGCTAACATTAAGATTGATACCACCACCTTCAGTTGCATTCGAAGTGAAGTAGTTGTATTGGAATTCAATATCAAACTGTTCGATTGCATTTTGTTGGTCATAATCTAAAGCGATTGGACCAATGTTGGTTGGGAAAGCATCAACAAATTTATAAGACTTAATAGTAGCTCCACTGCGATCTAATTGGTGGACTTGTAAGTCTACTTGATAGTCACGTGGATTAGTTCTTCCATCGGTAGTACTATAACTTTGAATACCAGCTTGCCATTGTTCAAAAGCATTACGGATATTAAAAGTAGTATCATTATATATCGAAACTGTCCAAGGTGCGAAATTACGCTCACCTGCAAAGTTTACTGGACGACCTTTAAAAAGAACAGCGATGTTCTCAATAGTGGACGCAGGTAACTGAGCAGACTTACATAAGAACTGAGCACGTTGACCAGCAATGATACCTAGTGGTACGAATGATGGGAATGTTAGTTCAACACGGAATTGATTTGGGCGAGCACCGCCACCGATCATCTGCGCTTTAAAATCAGCAATATTTGCCATTTATATTTCTCCTTGTTCTT